TTTGCTGAAAATGTAGAAGAAGTGCGATTCACATTTCGAATTTGGAGTTTTGTTTTTGTGATTATTAGTTTACTTGTAAGCTATAAAGACTTGATTTGTGAAAAAATAGCTACTACCATGTTGAATAGTTCTTATCGACAAGTTCAAATGAGACTATCATTCTATTGGCTACGTTTTGTTCATCCTCGAGTTTTTATGGAACACTTAGGGAGAAAAGCATCATTTATTTTACGAAGACCTAAAAAATTACTTTTGTTTGTTGCTATTGCATCAACATGTTTAGTTTTTTATAAAATGTATAATGGATATGCTATTGCCCAAAGTTTCACAGAAAATGCTGGACAAAAATGTAGTACAAAAAATGAAGATGATCGAGAAGATATTTGGTATAAAAGTGATTACAATTTATCTACTTTTGATATGCAGCCTGCAAACCTTTCTTCAAAGGGTTTAGAAAAAGCTGAATTTCAGAAGTTGATTAGTAAAAATGTTATCCGCTTGAATGTTCACGCTGGAAACACACTTTATTCTAATAATGCTTTTTGCATTTATGGTCATATTTATGCGATAAATAGGCACTTTTTAGATAACACACTAAATTACCTTTTTGAGATTGTTCAGAGTGCTGATACAAATGGTATTAATGGAAATGTTAAGACATGTTTAACAAAATCAGATGTTTTGTACTTGGGAAGTAAAAATGATTTAGCTTTTGTCCAAATTTTGTGTCTACCACCAAAGAAAGATCTACGCAAATATCTTATTTGTGATTCTTTTTTAGCTAAAACCCCAGGTTTTATTTTGACACGTAATATGAAGGGACAAGTTGTTGATAATACTTTCAAAGGTTGTGAATTTGTTGAAGGAATAAGTTTTCCAAAACTTAATATTGATTTGCATCATGGTATTGAAGCGAAATGCCATACTATGACACAGTATGGAGATTGTGGAGCACCTATGATTTTAAGTTCAGAATTAGGTTATGTTATAGCTGGTATTCATTCAATTCTAGCCGATGGAAAAGCAATTTCACTGCGATTTACTCAATTTGAAATTGAAAAATGTTTGGAAAAATTCCCTAATAGTATAAGTGAAGGATATCCGCGTTTGGAAGCTCAAACCGCCAAATTTGATTTGGGTGATTTGAGTCGAAAATCTGTTGTCCGTTTTGCTGAACAAGGGACTGCTTACGTATATGGATCAACTAGTAAATTCCGTTCAAAACCTAAAACCAGGGTTGAACCAACTATCATGAGTGAAGAATTTCAAAATTTGGGATTTAAACCTCGTGTAACTAAACCAGTAATGGCTGGTTGGGAACCTTGGAGAATTGGTTTAATGGAAATGATCAAATGTGATTCACCAATTAGAACTGATATATTGGAAATTGTAAAGAATACTTTTATTCAAAGTATTTTGAAAGAAGCTGATATTGTTCAATTGAAGGAACAAATCCATGTTCTTACTGATTTTGAGACCATAAATGGAGCACCTGGTGTAAAATATATTGATAAAATCAATAGAAATACATCTACTGGTCCACCATGGAATAGAAGTAAGAAATATGCTATGTATCCTGTAGAGCCACATGGATTGACTTTAGATCCAGTTGATCTAAATGGAGAAGTGAAAGAAAGAATAAAAGAAGCAATGGATTGCTATTTAAGTGATTCAAGATACCACTTCATGTATAAAGCTCATTTGAAAGATGAACCCATATCATTCTCTAAAGCAGAGAAAAAGAAAACAAGAATTTTTTGTGGTGCAAGTGTAGATAATACTTTTATTGTTAGAAAATTTTACTTATCTGTAGTAAGATTTATGCAAAATAATAGATATTTATTTGAAAATGCGCCTGGAATTAATGTTGATTCGATTGAATGGGATGATTTATATCATTACTTAACAGAATTTGGAACCGATTGTATTATTGCTGGAGATTTTAGTGCTTATGATAAGACAATGAAGGCAGTGTTTTTACATGCTGCTTTTGATGTTTTGGATGCATTAATAACTATTTCAGGTAATTACAATCAAGAAGATTATAAAATTTTGTATGGTATTCGAGAAGATCTAATTTATTCAACTACTGATTTTAATGGCGATTTAATCGAATTTTTTGGCAAAAATCCATCAGGGAATGCATTAACAGTTATTCTTAATGGACTTGTCAATTGTTTATATAATCGCTATGCTTATTATCTTTTAAATCCAAATGATGAATGTGATTCTTTTAAGGACAATGTTCGCCTTATGGTTTATGGAGATGATAATATAATTGGTGTTAATAATGAAAAGATCCCTTGGTTTAATCATACTGCTCTCGTATTTGCTTATGAGAAAATGGGAATAAAATATACAATGGCAGAAAAAGAAGCTAAAAGTGTACCTTATATTAAGATTACTGAAGCTACTTTTCTTAAACGATATTTCAGATTTGATGATATTCTTGGTTGTCAAATGGCACCCATTGAATTTCAGTCTATTGCAGACAGTTTGACAATGTGGGTGAGATCCAAATCGATAACCAGAGAACAACAAATGCTTGAGATTATGAGTGGCGCTCTATTAAAGTTTTTTCACTATGGTGAGAAAACTTATGAGCGATGGAGGAAGGAATTCCGAAATGTAATTGATAATTCAGACTTAAGACACTTTGAAATTGATGCACATGTAAAAACATACGCTGAAATGGTGGAAAGTTTTCAAGTTAGGAGAAAGAAATTGACTCCTTTCTTGAGTTATCAACCACTCGAGGAATAACTCGAGCTCGGGATTTTCTAATATCCCATATAATTATTAGGAGGTTGTATACGCTTCCATATAGCGCTAGATGTAACATTTTTGTGACGTATAGGCCAGTGAGTTATGGTCTTAACCAAAATAACTCTTCAACTGTTAGTTACTGCTAATAAGAAAAATGCTCATATCCTTTTAGAGCGTGGAACAGTTGAAACAATTTACCAGGGCGATCCCCAAAATCCCTATTTAGGGAAGATCTCGGTTGATTATCAACTAGAGCAAGACTTTTTGAAGATTGAGTTGACTACTTAAAAGTCTATAAACTTTAATGACTCGGTAATAATTGTTTAAAAGGAAACACTGTGGAGTTTGTTGTCTCCCCAACACAACAAGGTAGTTCAAGAAACCTTAATCTTGACAATGTTAGTGGCAGTCGTGCACTAACTATTGATGCTAATTTGCGACCTGTGGAAATGAAAAGACTCATTACTAACGCTGTAGTACAATCTGCAACGTTAGCACAAGAAATTGATCCAGAATCAGAAGCACATATGAAACAAGAAAC